GGATCACCATTAGGTTGCAACAGAGTTACATTGTTTACAGTTGCTGAATAAGTGGCGACTGATATGTCTGTACCTTGATATACAACATCACCAAATTGTGGAACATGAGCAACACTTACGTTAGCCACAACAATATCTTCTACTTTGAGTGATACATTAGGTGTAGAAATATAATCTTCACCAGGATCAATCAAGTTAATAGTTGTAACAGAGCCAGTTCTATCTGTAACAATTGAAAAGGTTGCACCTGTGCCTAATATTCCTGGAACATATAAACTTGCACCATAAGCATCAGTATTGGCAGAACTAACATTTAATGTAGGTAGTGATGTTGATTTATACCCCATACCACCCAAAGGATGATAACCATCTGTGACATACTTAATTGAAGTAATTGAACCGTTGGCATCTACTGTATGTACATTAGCCTGCGCTCCGTAGCCAGTACCACCAGTAAATACAATTGTATCATTGGCTTGATATCCTTGACCGCCTGTAATAATTTGTATTGGTGATAACATACCGATGCTTATTAAATCAGCATAATCACCGTTGTCATCTTGATATCTCGATTCTGCGGTCACAACTGGAGGAACTTTGATTCCTCCACCACCATTCACCAACAACACAGAAGAAATTGGATATGTTTGTAATGACAGAAATGAAAATGCGTTAATTAAGGTTGTATTTGCATTTGATATGGCCACATTAGCAAAATTATAATTTGTATTACCTAATGTGATATATTGTTTTAAAGCAATTGAATCTAATGGAACATATGCCACATTGGCTTCAGAGTTGGCTGCTGGATTTAAAGAACCAACATATGCCAAAGCACCTGGAGCATTCGTTATATTAAGTATGGTATTTGGATAATTTGTGTAACCAAATCCTTCACTGAGAACATTGATATTCTGAATTGAACCTGATGTTGTAGTGCCAACTGATGCCTGAGCACCGTGGCCATTGGCAGAATTTAAACCACCATAAACAATAACTGGATCACCTGATTGGTACAATAAACCACGATTATTAGGATCAATTTTGATTTGACTAATCTGACCAACAATCTTTGCTCTTAATGGTTGGCCATTGATTAATACGGTTTGATTAGCATTATCAACTACACGGACAAATTCACCAGATTGAAATAATCGTTCAATATTAGAAATGAATACTTCCGTTTTTGTTCCAGCTTTAACAGAGTTTTCAACTGTAGCAATTGACTTTGTTGTTTCACCAAATAAACGATAGTTATTGATGTTTAAAAAATTAACATCTTCTGTAGCCAATTTCAACGATTTGGCCACATACCATGTACCGGCAGATGCCTTCAGTACAGAATCTTTGGTATAAAATACATCAAAATCGGAGTTGTATAGTATTCTAAACAAAAACTCGTAAGATGATGGTGTGCCTTTGGCCTTATATAATTGTCTTGCTGCTTTGATTGCAGTAGACTTACTAATCAATGCATCTTGTGGAAAGTATTGTAGAAAATCATTGATGAAGTAATTGACAAACTCAGTTGAAGTTGTATCAATGTCTTTATAATTTAAAAGATTCTTTGATTGTTCTGTAACTTGTCCGTTCTGTTCCATCCACTCGTAATAAGACTGGAGAAACAAAACAAAATTGGCATAGTCAGGATTTTCCCTAATGAAAGAGGGAAGTTGTGATGGTATTAATAACGATGTTTTTTGATTACTAGATATCATGATGTCTTGGCAGCAACATTAGCCGTGATTGCATTTGGATCGTATGGATCAACTGTAATGATTCTATTGTATGTAGATGATACGATTGTAGTTGTTGGTGTCACAGATAATGTTAACTGACCTAAATCATTATCAACTTGAGTTGGATTAAAGTTTGTTAATGTTATCACACCATTAGTATAATCAACTGTTCCGATGTTAGTACTTAAAGTTGTCTTGCCATAGACTGTATCGTTATAATATAATCCTAATGTACCGTATCTGCCTTGTAGATTAACCACCGCAGCACCAAGTTGACCTGTAGTGTCATTTGTTACTGGTGCGATTGTTGCATAAGCTGTAGTGTAATTATTACCTGATGTTAATACATTGATTGCTGTGATAGAACCCGCAGCATTGATAACGGATTCAGCAGTTGCACCTGTACCATCACCATAAATTGTAACTGCTGGAGCAAATTGGTAACCAAAGCCAGGATTTAAAACAGAAATAGTATCCACGCCTTGTGTTTGTGCTGGCAATTCTTCTATATAAACGCCATCTATAAGACCTGTTGATGTTGGATACTTTAATGCAGGTGAACTACTGATACCGCTTAAGAATGTACCTTTTTGAATAGGTGCATTGAAGTAGAAGTTGTATGTAGTTGGTGTGGTCAAGTTAGGATAAAACTTCTTCTGTAATTGTATCTTAACTTCACTTGTAACAATCGATGAACTTGAACTAGAAATTGTAGAAATCAAATCAGACACAGAGAATGTTGAATTGAATGTATTTAAAGTTGTTGTTGCAAAATTACTGATAGAAGATTTCACCAAATTGGCCACACCATTGGCAGTCAATGTAGTTTTCTTTGTATCATACAACACATTCGTCACAATCTTAACATAAGTATAATCTGGATCCACAATTGTTGGTTCAACAGTCAATACAGATATTGGCTTGATAACTTCTTGTTTCAGCCTTTGTTTCTGTGTTTCAGTCAACAAATATCCACCTGTTGGTTTCAAAGCAACAAATACTTGGCCATACACGGGAGGTATATTTTGTTCTCCACCCCACACATTGACTGCATCAAAAGAAATACCTAAAGTATTTTGTTGAATCATTGTGATGTAGTCTTCTTTAGTAACAGCACGGTTCTGAGCTGCATATGATTTGGGTGCTTGATATTTAATAGAATCAATTGTTTCTTTATCAGCACCTTGTGATGCAGAGAACACAGGATAAATTGTTGTGTTTGAATAACCTGATATTGAATCCATCAACACAAAGTTATTGGCACCAGCTGATGATGTACCTTGAGTCACAATATAAGACAACTTAACAACATTACCATCAGATAATTGTTTGCCTAAAATACCATCACCAAAATAAACTTGATATGTGCCAGTCAAACTTTCTTGTAAGAAATATACAAGTGAATTGCTATCCAATGTTAAAAAATTAGTAGATAAATTATAGATATCAAAGTCTGTATTAGATGACGATACTTGAACTGCCACTTGAAGTGTGGTTGTGTCTACATTAGATTCTGGTATTTCAAATGTGTATGTTGGGTTATTTGTTGAATCTACTGTGAAAGAAACGGATGCTGGTATACCTTGTTTGATAGGTACATTTGTGAAATATGCTGTATTGGCTGCCACATTAACAGTATAAGCATCAGTTGTTACAAAATTATAGTTGACGCCGTTGACTGCTTCAGATAGAAAATGTGTGAATTTTGGTAGTGTTAAAGATGCATCAGAAACTTGATTTATTTTAACATCAACTGTAGCTGATGGTGCAAGAGATGATTTTGGGGTATAATCCAACACTTTAGCTTGAGAAACAACAGAACTTCTCATAATGGCCGAATCTAAAAACATCTCATTGGCCACCATATTCAAGTAATAAGCATTATATTGTGTATTGTACGCTAAAACATCCAACAATACTGATAATGCAGAACCTTCATAGTTGTAATCTTGTAATACTGGTTGAGATTGTAGAAATTGCTTCAGATTGGTTTTAATATTATTAAAATCCAAATCCGTAATTTGAACATTAGAGTTAGCTGCAGCCATTTTATCTATTTCTCTCTAAAAAAAGTGTTACTGTTGTTGGTAATGTCGCATTTTGTATATAAAATGATAAAGTAACATTGTACCTGTTATTTCCTTCATCGGCACTTACATTGATATACTGCATCTGTGCTCTAGGTTCATAATTATTAATTATATTGTTGATTTCACTCTCAATACTTGAGTTTGTTAGTGGTGAGAAGTTTTCAAACAACAGAGCATCAAGGTTTGAACCTAAATCTGGATTGAATGGTCTCTCATAGTGCTTTGTCAACAAAAGATTACGAATAGACCTGATGACTGCCTGAGCGTCATAACTCAAGGCGACATCAGCCGTTACCGGTTTAGGTAAGAACGTGAAGTCTATGTCTGAGTATATCTTAGTTAAATTTGCCATTGTTTATTTATTAAGCCTAGGAGTAAATTCGCTTTTTTGGATTCTTGGATTGCGTCCGGACTTTTTCGGAGGCCGGACAAAATTTTCGAATTTTTGATTATTGTGGTTTACCTGTTGAATCTGCACCAGCTTTTACGCCACTATGAGTATGATTGTCTAAACTGATACCGCCACCAACAACATCACCAGAAGCAGTAATCTTACCTTTCACATTAACGTCACCAGTCAAATTGAATGAAGAAGCTTTTGCATTGACCACACCATTGACTAAAAGATTAGTATCACCATCTACTGTAATATTACATGTTCCTTTAATGTGAACATTATTGTCACTTAAATAGATTTCGTAGTTTTTACCTGAAACCTTAGTAACTTTACTACCGTCAGGTGCAATTTCAATAAAAGTATTAGCAATGTGTGCTATGTGTATTCTTTCAGCTCCAGGTGTGTCATCTAGCTCAATTACATGACCTGCCAAAGTTTCAGTTACATTATTATATGGTGGTTTTGTTGCATATTGTGACTTAGGTTCGTCCCAAGAACCACCAGAAGCTGTTGGAACACCAGTATCAAGGTTTGAATTGTGAACGCCAATGATTGTATTGGCTATGTTCTCATTGCGATATAGGCGGCTTGTTGTTGGTTCATTCAATGGATAATGGTCACCACCAGAGAATCCTTTTGATGTATTTTTGCCTTGTGTTGGAATACCTGGAAATACCGATATCATCATCGGAGATTGACCAGAAACCCCATCAACAAAAAAACCAAACACAAAATCACCAGGAAGTGGTGCTGAAGATGTCCAGAATGAATTTGGTGACCAACCAGGTAATGCCCATGGTAAGTGGTCTGTTGGAATATCTTGTACATTATCTGTGTGATAGCCAAAAATTCTCACTTGGCATCTACCAAGATTTAATGGGTCATCTCTAGACTCAACCACGCCCATCCACCAACTAAACCCGTCTTTGCCTAAAAAGTTATTCATTATGAATTAATACTATCTTTCCACACAGAGTTACTATTATCAACAGTTTCAAATTGTGTTTTTGAACTGTCTTTTGCTATTTCTAAAATTGTTTGATAAGAACCACTTTGTGGTTGTATCACATGTCTAACAGCCGTCACTAAGTATTTACCAGAATAGAATCTATCTAATTCTCTCGATTTGGTCCCAGGTTTAATGGTCATTAGACTAAACTCAATAACTTTACCAGCAGAAATACCAGGATCACCTGGAATTGCTATCTTGGCCACATTATAATTGGCCAAATTCAATTGTGCGGTTCTTTGTGGTACATAAGTTTCCGCATAAATGTCTTTGGCAAACCCAGCTTCTTTTGACTTTATGTATGAATTCTGTGCCTCATTGGTATTACTAGCCAATAATTTAGTGACCGCATCAGCAGTTTGAGATAGTGTTTTGCCAAATCTATTTTCTAAGTTATTCGTAACACCATTATCATTTAATGATTTGGCTTGGTCTTTAAACTCATCATAATTAAAATCGGTTGTAATAAACGACCTAGTTGTTGGATCAAGTGTAATTAAACGATTTGCAAAAGAACCTGAACTGATATCATTTACCACATCAAAAGTTTTAGTGAATTCGTATTCCAGTACAGTAGTTACCTTGTCTTGTATTGGTTGTTCTTTATCATCCAAATTTTTTTGTTGATATTTGTATGTGGCATAAACATCATCTTGAAACATTGACTGTAATGACCTAAAATTAAAACCTTCTCTTGTTTCAAAAAATAACATATCGGCACCTATCGTGCCTGTGGCTTTAGGTCTGGCATATGTTGATACCCAACTGATAGTTTCAAAGGGTTTAAATCTTGGAACAATAAAATCATATAAACCTGTTGTTTCTTCAACTGTATTGATTTTTGCATCATCCACATTGAGTTGACTTTGTA